ATGAACGATATCATGGATGCGGTCGAGTACGGAGAAACAAGACATATGAACAAACTATTATTAGCGGCTAAGAGAGTGAGTTGATGATATGGGAATATTAACTAAAATTTCAGATTACTTCAATGCGCGCTATGACGCAAAGCTTGAGAGGGGGCTTTTGAGATTGAATGACAAGATAAAATATAACCCTGACTTTTCCAGGTTAGGAGCTGAATACATGACCTCAGAACGTAGGTCAAGACTTTTAACGCAATACCTAGTGTGGTTTATGGGCGATGAATACATCCTCTCAAACTATTACAAAAATCAAAAAATAGTATTAGGGCAAGAGTCAGTTGTCGACACTAGAATGTTTTGGCGAGCAGCACCCGATGATATTATCAAAGTACATACAGGAATGCCGTCTTTAATATCTAACAAGAAGTCTAGGCTCTTATGGGGCCAACCAGTAACAATTGATGTTGAAGTATTTAAAATTGATGAAAACGGTAATGTGACAGAAGATGTTGACGAAGAAGCTTCAAAGAAATTAAGGAGTATTCTTGTTGACGTAATTATACCTAAAGTCAACTTGATAGATAACGTTAAGAAAGCGACGGTCGAAGAAAGCTATTCAGGGCATCATGCGATTAAACTATCTTTTGATAGACAGATATCGCCTTTCCCGATTGTTGAAACGGCAGACGCTAGATTATTCAGCGTAACAAAAGAAAGAGGGCACACCACTGCGATTACATTTCATGAATGGTATAGCAACGCCAAGAAGAATAAAAAGTACCGTAGAGATGAAATATATACTACTGTTAGGCCAACGTCTGTATTTCCAAGCAATGAGGATATATTAGCTTACGCAAGACAGTGGGTTTACAAAGAGCAAAGAAACGCCGTTGAGTTGGGCGATGCAATAATTACATACGACTTGTACGAATTAAAAGACAGCAAAGAAATACCAATCAAGTTTAATGATTGGAATAACCACTGCCCTGAACTTATGGGGGGCATTGCGCAAGAAACTTATGTCTTTCCTGGCCTTAAAGGAATGTTGGCTTTTGAAAAACCAAACCGTTTACCTAACAAAGACTTCCCGGGTTCATGGTACGGTGAATCAGATTACTCAGGAGTTCTATCTTCTTTTGACAAACTAGATGAACTCTATTCAGAAAACACCAGTGAAGTTAGAGAAAACAAATCGATTTATGTATATCCGATCGAATGGATGGATAAAGACGATCAAGGCAAAGTAACTGGTAAAGACAAATTCAAGACTAACTATGTAAGCCCTAAAGTTGACATGGATCAGGCGCAAGGTAAAGAACCGGCGGCAACAGTCCTTTCGGGAACCGACAGAACAGATTCGTTTGTCAAGAAATGGCGAATGGAAGTTGGAATGATATGTGCTAATGCTCATATTTCACCAACAAGTTTGGGCGGTTTAGCGGCTGGGTTTGAATCGATAGTTGCCGGGCCAGAGTCACAGCAAGAACGGGAAAAAGACACAATAGATACTAGAAACGAAATGATAGGCCGTTGGGGTCCTTATCTAGAAAGTATCTTATTGAAACTTTTAGAACTAAATAGTTTCTTGATTAATAATGGTTATGTCAAAGATCAGCCAGGTGTTGAGTCTATGACCGATGTTGATTTTGATAATTGCAATGTGAGAGTACAATTTTCTGACTATGCTAAAGCAAGCGATATGGAACTTATTACTACGTGGGGCCAAGCTAAGAACATGGGGGTTGCCGATATAAAAACGGCGGTTGAAAGAATCTATAGAACTTTATCAAGCGATCAACAGCAAGAAATCGTAGATCGAATAAAACTTGAAAACGGTCTTACGTTAGATAACCCAGAGTCTTTGAGAATGGAAGATTTAATAGATCAAAATATCAACAATGATGGGGGCGAAGAAGAATGAAAAAGATAATGTTATTCGTTGTAATTGCTCTAATAGTATTCTTGGTTAGTTGCTCGCCGCCAACAGAAAGTTATTTAGCACAGATGGATAAGTTAGAAGAACCAACTGCGTTTCAAGCTAGAACATTGGTTATTGAAGAAACTATTTGGGTTACGCATATGAAATTGTTAAACGAGAATGAGACATTATATTATGCTCCAGAAAAAGTAACCGTTGATGGTATGATATACCTCAATGATAAAGAGATGTTTTTTATAGTCCAAATGGACCCTAGCCTTTTGACTAACTATGAAGAAGTAAGCGAAGAACAACTTAAATTGATATTTGAGGACTAACTCATGGAAGACTTCAAAAGTCCAAAAGAGAATATCGCAGAAAACCAAGTCATAGCGGTACAAGAAGCTCAGACCCTTATCAAAGAGGCTATAATACGCTCTTATAAGTTGAATGTTCCAAAAGAACAATTGTCGCTTGAAATTAAAGAAATCATCAAAAAAGCAACAGCAAGCATCTCTAGAGAAGATGTAAGGCAAGTTCAATACGCTTTAGCACAGAACGCTCAACGCTGGGAATACACTTATAGGCAATCTTTGAAAGTTATTAATGCTACTGCTTTAAAGACAATTGAACGGCTTTCAAAAGTCAATCCAAAAATTAGCAATATCGCTAAGTCTTATAATGTAAGTCTTTCCGATTACTTGGGATTAGACCCAAAACAACAAAATCAAATCATAGGCAATTTTAGAAATGTGTTAACACAAGACGCTAGAGGGCTTCCTGTTATTGAAAGTTACGAAAGCATCGTCAAGAGTGAAGTAAAGAAACTCGCAACTGACCCAGCCAATGTTTATCGAACAGATAGAAACGGCAATGCCTATAAAATGAATCTTAGAAACTATGCGGAAATGAGAACTCGATATGAGGCTAATCAAAGAGATTTAGCAAAGTACGCTGAGGATGACAAAGATTTGGTTTGGACTTCAAGCCACCCTGATTCATCAATGAGATGCGCTCCTTATCAAGGCAAGCTTTATTCTATTAAAGGCCGTAAAGGAACTATAGATGGAATTCCGTTTACTCCTTTATCAGAAGCACTAGAGGGCCCTAAAGGTGATGGTAACGGTATTATAAACGGTTATAACTGCAGACATAGATTAATACCTTATGCGCCAAATTCAAGGCCGCCTCAAGATTATGACGAAGCAACCGTTAAAAAAGAGAATGAACTCAATAATCGTCAAAGGCTTTACGAGAGAAGCATTCGCAATTTAAAACTCGAAGAACGAGCGTTAAGAATTAACGGTGATAACGCAGAGGCTTCAAGGTTAAGAAAGCGTTGGCAAAGGTTAGACACTAATTATAAGAAATTTTCGCTTAGTAATGGTAGAGCCTTTTATGAGTGGCGAACAAAAATTTTAAGCGACGAAGAAGAATATTATTAATTAGGCTTTTGTGGCCTTTTTATAATTCGCAGTAATGCGCAAATTACCGATTCAGACCGGGGACTGAACCTCGATAAAAAATGAGAAGGAGAATTATTATGTTAACTGTTAATGAAGAATTAAAAAAACTATTAGGCGAAGAAGTAGCAAAGGCACTAGAAGAAGCGTTAAAAGATACAAACGCGGTGCTTGAGGTTAAGGAAAACTTTATCCCTAAATTTAGATTTGATGAAGTAAGCAATCAAGCAAAAGAATTAAAAGCCAATAACGCTAAACTTGCGGCTGATTTAGAAAACGCTGTTAAAAATTCAAAGAACAGCGAAGAGTTGCAAGCGACAATCAACAAACTTCAAGAAGATAACAAACTTGCTCAAGAAAAATACGAAAACGATCTTTTAACTCGCGAAAGAGATTATCTAATAAGCGATGCTTTAAGAGGCGCTGGGGCTCGTAACCCTAAAGCAGCAAGAGCGTTATTAAATATCGATGAAGTTAAAGTAATCGATGGAAAACTTGACGGTTTAGAAAAGCAACTTGAGGCTCTAAAAACCTCTGATGCTTACTTGTTTGAAATTAACAATCAGCAAAAAGATGACCAAACAAAGAAAGATAAGTTTGGCAATCCAATTCAAGAATCAAATGGCGGCACAACCGCAGAAGAAGCCGAAGCTTTAGCAGCCAAATATGGCTTTGGTAATCCAGAAACTAAAAACTAAAAAAGAAAGAGGTAATTACAAATGGCAAATTCAATCACATTACCTGTAAGTTATTTACAGGCTTTAGATTTAATGTACAAAAGAGGAGCTTTAACAGCTGCTCTAGATAACGCAGAAGCGACTATGGTCGGTAATGAGTTTAAAATTAAAAAGGTATCAGTTCAAGGTCCTGGTGCGATGGGCACTAATGCAGCATACGCTTCCGGTGATGTAACAGTCGCATGGCAAAGTGTTACACCTGACTATGATAGAGGGCGTAAATTCTTTATCAAAGCAACTGATGAATTAGAATTAGGCGGTCTCTACATGGACGTAGCGGCTGAGTATGAAAGAACAGCTTCAATTCCAGAAGTTGATGCATATCGCTTTGCAAAATATGCAGCGGGCGCAGGAACTACTGTAGCGGCTGATTTAGCAGATGCATCTGCTCTTTTAACAGCGATTAATACAGCTCAAGGCGTGCAAGACACAAACGAAGTTCCAACAGAAGGAAGAATCCTTTATGTAGAAGCTTCAAAATACAGAGCTATCCAAGCATTGGATACTACAAAATCAAGAGAAACCTTAAAAGAGTTTGCTCAAATCATTCCGGTTCCACAAGGAAGATTCTATTCAGCAATCACGATGTATGATGGAACTACTTCAGGGCAAGAAGCTGGTGGTTACATTAAGAATGCTACGACTGGCAAAAATCTTAACTTCTTAATCGTTCATCCGACAGCGGTAGTTCAAGCTATGAAGAGAGTCGTTTCCTCAATCGATGCTCCTAATGCTGATTATGACGCTTACAGAGTCGGTAACCATAAATACGGTTATTGTGCTGTTAAGTCTAACAAGACAAAAGGCATCTATGCTCATACAGCAGCCTAATACTAAGGTGATGCTTAATGGGTAAACAAGTAGAATTGACAAAAGACGGAGCTATCTTTATCCTCGTTGATGAAGCTGTAGTTACGAAAATGGAAAATGACGGTTGGAAAAAGAGTGTAGCAAAAGCTACAGTTAAGAGTACAACTACTTCAAAAGAATAAAAAATCCGGGTGGTGGTTTATACTGCCACCCTCTTTTTTCATAAGGGGGCACTAATATGGCTTTCACAAAATTTACAGAAGAAGAGTTCAGATTACGTTATGGCATTAGTTTAAGAGATGCCATTCCTGACGATGAAGAACCAGGCACTAA